TCCCTTAGGGTCTATAATAATGTTTTACCTGCGCCTTCCCAACCAAAAGCTTCAATTACAGACCCTAAGGGATATCCTTTACATTCACCAATTGCATTATTTAATAAAATAGAACCAGTAGATATTGATTCAATTTTTTTATTAAATCTATCACCTGCAACTGTAATAGATCTGCCAAATTTTTGTAAAATTAAATCAGCTGCATTTACTACTACTTTTTTAACTTCTTTTTCAGCCATAATTATTCCATTCACTTAAGATTTTGTTCAATAAAAATGCTATTGAAAAAATCAATAGCACTTAATTTTCTAATTTGCCATTTTAATTATTAAAACGGTACTTTTCTTTTTGTTGCTGTTGATACCGGTGTAGATACTTCATTAGTTGAAGTATTTTGTTTTCCTGCTTTTCCAATTGTTTTTACTGGTGTTTTTGCAGATTTTTCTTTTATCAATTTTTCAATTTCAACACCTGATAAATTTGTGATTGTAATGCCTAATTCATCAGACTTTGCTTTAAAAGTAGATTTCAATTGTTTGCATTCTTCATCTAATGGACATTCTTGACAACCAACATCTGATTTATCATGAGTGCCTCTGCAATCAAGTTTATCTAATGTTATTGTTTCTTCTGTAGAATCATCATTTGATTCTTCTGTAGCTTCTTCTGATGTATTTTCTGATACTTCTTTATTTGAAAATGCAGAAACATCTTTTGTAGATTCTACTTCTTTTGAATCTGATTCATCTTCATCAACTTCAGTAGAAGCAGGAATTTTTACATCAGAATCTTCATCATCATTTTTTACTTCAACTTTTTCATCATTAGAATCTGAATCTTCTTTTAATTGCTTTTTTAACTTCTTTAAGCTAATAGTATCAAGAGGTGGTTTTGCATTTTCAATAACATCAATCATTTCTTCAACAGTTGAAAAATCTCTTAATTTCTTAAGATTATATCCTCTTGTCTTGATTGCTTCAATTTCTTCTGCAGTTAAAGCTGTTCTTTCTGAATCTGGCAATGTTGTATATTCTCTTTTAATTTTTTCACCAGTAACTGTAACTGTTATGTCATAACCACGAGGACCTTCTGATGATGGATTTCCCCATTTTGCACTATTTCCAAGCTCAATAATTGGTTTCCATATTGTTGGTCCTGCTACAAGTCTTTTTATTTTGACTCTACCTTTATCATCAGTTGCATCTTCTCTATGGATAATATTCATGTCATATGTTTTCTTGCCATGAAAAATATTAATCTGTTTTTTTATCTTTTTTACTTCTGGTGATTCATCATTCATGTTTTCTTCTTCTTTTAGTCTATATACTTCAGACCATAACAAAGAAACAAAATCACAAACAGGACATTTATAGTCAACACTATGAATGATTGGTCTATTTTTAATGCTTGTTTTGATAGGAATCCAGTGAACAATGTATTTAACGAAAGGTAAACCGTTTTTTTCAATTAAATTTGGACAAATTCTAATAGTATGATCTCCTGGTTTCCAGGTCATACCAATAATGTCTGATTTTTTCTTTTGACCTTCCTCGGCTTCTTTAGCCCAAGGATTGTTTTCATGACTCATAGTAACTCCTTTTTAAATGGTTATATTTCTAATCTTTGAAAGCAGTTTCGTCATCATCTGAAGAATGATTATTATTTTTAACATATGCATTTGGTTTTTCTGATTTTATCATAGAAGTGATGTTGACTAATCTTTCTCCTCGTTCACCAAATCCATAAGCGACAGATTTTACATTAGCTGCATCGCGTTTCTTATTTAAAACTTCATGATATTTTCGTTTATATTCTGGATCTGTAATTACAGCTTCATTAACCATTTTATCAGTAATTCGTTTTCCATTCATTCCATCATGCAATGATTCTCTTTGAATCTTTGATTGTTCTTCAATCCAAATATCAAATTCCATTTGACATCTATCATATTCAATAGCAGCTTCATTTGCTAATACATTCCATCTTGCATGAAGTGCTGGATTTTCTGCCATCATATTACATAATCTTGCGGGCGATAAAATAGCCACTTCAGGAATATGTAATTTTTCATTAAGATCAATTTCAATAGTCTCTTCTCTTATAAACAAAGAAACTTTAAAACTGCTAGAATCACCTTTTCCTCTTTTTCCTATCATAATTCTTTATATACCTATTTTGATTTAAACTTTACAAAATAACACTAATCATTGGCCATTTTGTCATATTTTTCTAATTTCAATTTTTGTTCTTTTGTTTTTTCATAAACATTACCAACACAACAAATATCATACAAGTCTATAAATATTCGACCCATATATTCACTTGTCTCAGCAGAACCAACAAGAATGTTGTCAGTTTTAATAATTTCATCAATACTTACTTTAAGATATTTATCATTTTCAGAATTTAATAAAAACGCTGTTTGACATCTACGATTATAGCTAGGTATTCTTAACTTAACTACATTAAATTTTGAATCTGTTAATACTACATAATAATAACTATTATCATTTTTACTTTTCTTTTCAACAATTTCTGAAATTATGCCCCAAACAACGCTTTTCATATTAATCTTTGGTTGCATAAATTTTGTCAATGTCACAGCTTTTAACTTTGAAATATTTGCTTTTTGATAATCTGATAATTTCGTACGCCAATCAATAGTATATGCTTCTACAAATCTTTCATGTTCAAATTTCTTATCATTATAATCTACTTCACGTTGCCATTTTTTATCTTTTCTCAAATTTATAAAATACTTTTCTAAAATCTCATTCTGATTTCCAAAACAATCAAAAGCATGACCATCAATCAATGATGTCATTGCTGTCTTTGTTATTTTCTTTATTTGAGATGTTTTTTCATAAAAATCCTCAAATGAATCATAAGGCTGTGTTTGCAATATATTACTTATAACTGCAGGTCCAACTCCATTTATATGACCCAATCCAAACATAATACTTTGTTCATTACCATATATTGAAAAACCTTCTTTAGCAGTATTAATATTTGCTGTCACAATATTTATACCATGACTTATTATTTCGCCAAAATAACTAATAAATTTCTCTTTCACTGAATTTGACAACAAAACTACATAAAATTCCAAAGGATAATATATCTTAAACCACATCATTTGATAACTTAAAATTGTGTACGAGACAGCGTGCGAATTATGACTTATAAACCCATTTGCTACAAAGTTATGTTCTTCACCGTACATTTCTACATCATAAACGTCATCTATACCAATTAATTCAATACTAACTATTTTACTATAAATAATTTCAAAACCTTTTTCATATCTTTTTGTTCGACCTTGTTCATAATGTCTTTTTTTATGACAACTTGGACAAACAACAATTAAATTACTTTTATCATTATATGTTATTCTATTATATTCAAATTCAATTAATCTCTTTTTATGATGAACTTCTAATCTTTTATGTGATCTATTACAATCTTGGCAATTATGATGTATAGCTTTTAAATCTTTTACATTTTTATGTCTAACAATTGAACTACCATCAACATATGCTGGATTATTTTCACCTTTACCAAATCCAGGTTCATCATTAATATATGTTTTACCTTTAACTCTACTAGATAATCCTTTTAATTTTCTTCCTTCATATTCTTGTAATGTTATTGCAATTAAATCATTAATATTAAAATCTTTAACTTGCAACCATCCATTTTCACTTAAAAATATATGATTACTTGTTGCTTTAATGCTAAATCCATTTTCAGTTGTAATCTTGAATACTTCTTTTTTACCATTATAAATAATATCTTTTATCTTATCTATTTTTACTCTACCATTAATCATTGAATGTATTTTTGGATAACCACTTCGTCTATACTTTCTTCCTACACGTTCATCAGATCTCATTAAAAAATATAATTCACTAATAGTTACACCTGATTTAGTATGTTGATTTCCATTACATCTAGTAACTACAGTATCTCCTGTCAAACACCTATTAAACCCATACCTTGCAAATGAAACACAATTTTGCCATAAATTTTCGGCAGATGCTTCAGTTAAATTACCAATTGATATACAACCATCAATAAATTTCTTATGAATTTCTTTTCTTTGTTTTGCTTCTTTATCTTTTGCATCTGTATCACGTATGGATTTCATTAAATTTTTTCTAACTGTATCTGTCAAATCTAATGGAAAGCCTGCAACCATATGACACAATCTCATAACATCTTCTTGATATACCAAAATTCCATAACTTGATTTTAAACATTTTTCAACTAATGCAGAATCATATTTAAAATATTCACCTTTTTTTCTTTTTGCATATTCATGATGCATTCCCATATCAAGTGGACCAGGTCGTCCAAGAGCAGTTACTGTAGTTATATCTGAAAAAGTAGTTGGCTGTATTTCTTTCAACAATGATTTCATTAAATTACTATTATGTACAACAAAACCATTTGCAACATAATTATGATACTTTGTATCAGGTTTAAACCCAATATCATATACATCACGAATACCAACAAGTTTTATCAATTTAATTTTTACATACTTAAATCTAAACATTTTTCTAGAAAATGGCTTATATTTTCTTGCTGAAAGTATCTTACGTTTTCTTTTATCAACAAAAATTGGTATCATATCATATGAATTAAAATCTTTTGCAAAAAATACTGTTTTCGATGTACAATTATTCATCTTATTTTTAACACAAGCTACACACGGCTTTGAAAACATTGGTTCATCTACAGCTATGTCAAATTGTTCACAATAAAATTGAGAACTACATCTTTCTTGATCAATTAATATTTTATCACCAACTTTTAATTCTTGTAATGTCTTCCATCCACTAGTTGTAAAAAATTTATGTAACAAAGTAGCATCAATACATCTTGAATTATCAAAATCAATTACTAATCTATAAACTTCTCGTTCTTGCTTCTTCATTGCAAAAATTCTTTGACGTATTTTCTTTTTATTTCTTGAAGTTAAATTAATACCACTTATTTTTGTAATTTTTTCATTATTAACAAACTTATTATATAAATTTGAAATTCTATAACGACCAACCCAAGCGTTTCCAGCTATACATTCAAATTGAAAAATACCATTTGTATCAGTCTCTCTAAATTTTTTATAAACAACATCATTTCCATCTAATGGCATTTTTGAAGAAAGCTCTTCATAATATAATGATGTAATTTGTTGTTTGTCAATTGATCTTAAATCAAAGTCTGCTTCTTCATTATAAACATTCTTTAATCTAATCAATTCAATAATCTCTTTAAGAATCGTCAATGTCTTAAGGCCAAGAATATCAAATTTAATAAACCCAGATGATTGTAAATCTTTTCTAATAATACCATCAACCCAACTTGTAATCAATTCATTCTTATGTCTCATCAACGGTATTGTCTCATCAATTTTACCTGGAGTAGCAACTACACCTGCAGGATGCTTTGTTAAATGTCGTAATTGACCCTTTAACTTAAATAAAATCTCTCTAATCTTAGGATGTCTATTAAGATATAACCTTAAATCATATAAATCTTGTCTAAAATCCTCATGACCTTTTTCGACCATTAAAGCTGCATCAAAAACTTCTTCTGGCATTTCATCAACATCATCACCCAAATTCTTAACAACATCATTAGTATCTTGAATATCAATATCTAATATTCGTGCTATATCTCTCAAAACAGATTTCATTTTCATTTGACCATAAGAACCAATTGGTGCTACATGATCATTACCATATTTATTAATAAAATATTTTACAACTAATTCTCTTTCATTAATACTAAAATCACTATCGATATCTGGAAATGATGATTGTTTTTTTATCTTTATTGAAATATTATTTTTAATAGGATCAATACTTGAGATATCTAATAAATAATACATCAATGAACCATGTTTTTCAATTTTTGTATTATTTTTAATCAAATTTAAAATATAATCATGCAAATCCTGAACATTTACATTAGTCAATTCTCGCTCTAAAGCTTGAACATATTGTACATTTTCATGTAGTGATAATTCTTTCAATTTTTTTTCACATAAAAATTGAATATAATCAATTTTTTTCATTTTTTAATTAACCATTTTAATTAAAGAGTTTTGTCAAATTTTATAGATGATAAATTAATTGGTTCTTTTACATTATTTAAAATATCTTCTAATTGAAAACCAGCTTTTAAATAATCATCAATAAAAGAAGCTATTTTTTTTGGAGATTTTATTTGCCTTGCATAATTTTCAAAGAAATGTATATCATCAAAAACAACTGGAATTTCTCTTTTACAATAATGTAATAAATCCAACATAACTTTTCTAATTTCCCAATGAGCAACATTATCACATCTAAGACTAAGAATGTGACGCCATTCTCGTATATTTGCCTTTATTACAATTTGAGCAACAATTGCTGTTGGCAAAACCTGTCTAGCATCTTCAGGTTTCCAATCTTGTGCTCTTAATTGTTTATATACACTTTCATTAAGGCCTAACCAATCTTCTAATGAAATTTCTGTATTATTAATTATAACTTTTATATATTCATCTTTGTGAGGTGGAACAACTACATTAAAATCAGATTCATCAACATATCTTGTACTTTCTTGTGCAAATGAAGCAACTCTATGTCTTACCAATTCATGAGTAAAACCTCTTGAACAATTATCAAATACAACTGTCATATCTGCAAATTCAAACATTGCAAAATGTTCACGTTCCATCAAATGCTTAACTAATTTTTCATCTTTCTCTTCAGTTGCAAAATCTTGAGATTGATAACAAACTCTGGCTGCAACAGCTATAGAATTTATAATGTTTTCAGGCTTTGACAAAATTCTAAAAAGACCTCTATTTTTTATAATGTTCATAAAATTCCTTTAAAAATTAGTTAAAATGATTACTTTTGTTTTCTTTATTATTGCTTGATTAAAATCTATTTTAAAAATATCATTATCAATAATTATCAATTTTTTGTCAAAAAACAAATTTGGTTCAATTGAAAATTCTTTCAATTTCTTTATTGTATTATCATTACCATAATCACAGAATTGATTAAAAAACTTTATTAACGATAAAAAGTCGTCTATAATTGTAGATATTGAAAATTTTGACAATAAATAATCAAATATTATATTTTTCGGTTTAATGTTCATATTTATTATTAAATCAGATAAAGTGCTTGATTTATCTACAATAAACATTGTTTTATTCATTATTCATCCAATTGAATCAATTTATTATTTTGCCATTCATTAAATTCATCTTCATCAAAGTATAATTCAACTTTATCTTCTATTTCTTTAAATGTACTAACAGTTAAATCATAAATTGACATACTTCGTGACATACTTAAAAATCTTTCAAACAACAATTCATGTTTTATTGGATCTACATTGGTAATATCTAATAAATAGCACACTAAACTTCCACTCGAACTTCCTCTGCCAGCGCCTACAGTCACATCATTTTGTTTTGCCCATTTTATATAATCTGATACTATTAAAAAATAATCTGACATCTCTGTTCTTCTAATAACACTAAGTTCATACTTAACTCTTTTAATATATCCATTTTCTTCATCATACCATGAATCTTCAGCTTTTCGTTCCCAACCTTCTTTTGTTAATTCTACCATATAATCATAACTACTTAAATTACCAGTATCTATTTTAGGTAATTTCTCTTTAGTATCCCAATCCCATGATTCTACTTTATTTGCTACTTTTAATGTGTTATCTAAGGCCTTCTGGAAGTCATCAGGGTCAATATAAGTATAATGACCTTGGTCTATATAAGTATCTATCATTTGATGTCTATTTTTAAACCAAAAGTCTTTTGTAGAAAATTCCCATACTTTTTTGAATTTTTTCTTACCAGATACAATATTCAATATATCGTCAAATGAAATGTTATCATCTTCATTATTTGAATTTTTAAATTTTGAAAATCTGTCTAATTCTATAAAACTATTAAATATTTGTCGTAATTTTGCATGATTTTCAATATCATTGTCATCAATGGCATCTAATATTTCACCAATTGCATGCATTTTTTCTTTATCTTTCATTGTTACTTGTTCACCTTCATCTTTAGAACCAAGCATTAATGAAATTTCTTGAGCTTTGCAATCGTCTTTTTCTAAATAATGAACATCATTAGTAACAATAAAATCTATTTTTAATTCTTTTGCAATTTCTAATAATATTGCATTAACAAATCTTTGTTTATCAATATCAATAACCATTATTTCAATATAAAAATCATCACCAAAAATATCTTTATACTGTTTGGCTACTTTCAAACCAGCATTTTTTGCTTCTATCTTATCTTCATGTTTTAACATTTCATTATTAATTATGCCAGCTAAACAAGCAGATGTGACAATTAGACCATCTTTATTTTCAGCAATAAAATTTAATGAAGTTCTTGGTTTGTAGTAAAAACCATTTCTAGCAGCATCGCTTACAATTTTAATAACATTTTTACAACCAACACTATTTTTTGCTAACAATACTATGTGTTGACTTTTTCTTAATTTATCAGCTAATTCAGAAATTTGTTTTTCTTTAATTTGTAATTGTTTTAATTTAATATCATATTTTTCAAGTAATTCATCAAAGTCTAAAGTTATTGCTTTTTCATATGTTAATTCATTATCTTCTAAAATTTGTCTCAAAAATTCTATATTATTATTAAAAAAAGCTTTTTGAACTTTTTCATGTTTTAATGCTGTTTTAAGAATTTTTACTTTTTTATCTATTTCATCTAATTCATCACTATATATTGCAACTTTTTCTCTATCATTTTGTAGATAGGCCTCTACACCAACAATTGGTTTTAAATTATTAGATCTACAATACATGAAAAAAGAAGGATGAGCACCGGCACTTCCATGATCTGTCATTGCTAAAGCAGGCATTCCAATTTCAATAGCTTTTTTTGCATATTGATTCGGCTTACAAATACCATCTTTTAATGAAAAATCACTATGTAAATGTAAATGAATAAAATCTTTTTTATCACCTGTTAAATACAACTTTGTTCGTAATTCTTCTTTATTCATTAATGAATCTTCTAATTCTATTTTTAAATTTTCTAATGTTTCGTTTGAAAAAATTATTCTGAACAATTAAATCATTATGTATTAATGCTAAAAATTCAATTGAAATAAATTTATCATTTACAAAATAGCCAGGTTTATTTTCTTTTACAAAAAATTTAGTATCATAAAATGATCTAAACATTTTTACAAATTCTTTAAAATCTAATTCACTTAGAGCTTTGTTATTATAACGATCTAAAAATTCTTTAATCATAGTTTAAAGACTCAATTTCAATATTTTTTAAAATTTCATTATTTAAAATGTTTTTTAAATTAGTTTTTTTATTTATTATTACATTACCTGTAATATATCGTCGTTTTTTATAATTATTTCTTTCTTTTAAAATTGTTTTAATTTTAAATTTTGACAAATCAATTTTACATGATAATAAAATATTTCTAATACTTATAATAGAAAAATTTAAATTATGATTATGTAATTCTTCAATAATTTTCTTTAAATTGTCAGAGACTTCAATAAATCTAGGATTGTTTTTTCCACTTACAATCTCATGATGAGATCTTTTTTCAAATATATTATTTTCTTTTAAAGTTCTTTGTATTAAATAACAACTAATATTTAATTTATCAGATATTTCTTGTAATACCTTTGTTTTTGAATATTCTTCAATAATGTCATTAATAATATTTTTTGATAATTTTTTGTAATTTGGATTTTGTATTCCGGAATTTATTAATTTTAAATGTTGTTTTTGTGTTTCAGTTAATCGTCTATTTTTACTAGCGATTGACATTTTTAATTTTATTTCTTTTACTTTTTCAATGGAAAAAATATCTTCTAACTTTTTATTTTTTTTATATTTAGTAAATTTTAATAATCCATGAACTTGATAATTTTTTCCATACATTGGATTATTTTCTCCTGACATTTTTTTAGATAATTCTAATTTTTTTTCAGGATATTTCTTATATACATTATTTTTTATAATTTTTTTAATAATTTCTTTTCTATTATGATGCATACTTAATGTATCACCAAAATCACCACCTGCAGAAATATTATATCCTTTATTTATTCCTCTACAATTTAATTCTTTAATCCAATATTTTTCTTTATCACATAATTCTTTGTAACTTGTAGCTTTATCAATGATATCCCAATCAAAATTTTCAATTCCATATGTTTTTAATGCAATATGAAATAACATTTTTATATTGTTATGTTTTATAGATCTTTCATGTTCTATTTTTCTTTTAATAATTGATCTAGTAGTTTTACCAATATATAAAAAACCATTAATTTTATTTGTAACTTTATAAATAATCATAAAATTTTTCTATTATTTCTGTTAATAACGCAAAATGTTTTTCATAAACATGTAAACTATTTGAATGCCAATTTATACATCCAATTTCTAAATTTGGATATATTTTTTTTAGATCATTATACAATAAATTATATACATAACATTTAAAATAAAAATCATTAAAAAACCCATATATTAAATCATTACTTCTGAAATGGACACTGCTTATTAATTTATTATTTCTAATAAAAAATGCGTTACTTAAACAGCAAATAAAATCAGACATTTCATTTTTATTATAATCAATCCACATGCTTGGTCTATTATAAATCATAATTGCTCTTCGACTATCTTTATTTGTTTTTAATTCATTTAAGCAATTATTATATTGATTATAATTATCTTTAGAAAAAATGCACCAACCATAATTAGAATTAACTAATTTTTTATCATCTTTTGAACATATCATATTCCATATTTTTATATCATCAACATAACCATTTATTGACAAAGATTGACTTAAATACCAATTAAGTTCTTTTTTACAATAATTTTCATTTGTCTTTTTTACGTTTAAATCTAATATAGCTTGACTTGGATTTAAATTCAAAATTTGTGCATCTATAATTTCAATTGTTTTTACTCCACTCTTATCAATAGTAAAATCTGATTCTTTTAATTTAGTGTATAAATTAAAAAAATGATTTTTAAGCAAAATTTCATTCATCATATTTCCTTGTTATTGTTATAATGTATTATTGTCTTTTTTTATCAACAACTTTACATAAAAAAAGTTGCCACAATACGGCAACTTTTAATATTTAATGAAATTTAATTTCAATTATTCTTTTGAATCTACTACATCGTCTTCTTCTTTTTCTTCAGTATATTTTTCAAGTTGAACTAATCCATTAATAAGCATTTTGAAACTCTTAAGAGGCTTGAATTTAACAACGTCTTTTGCAGCTACTTCAGTCATTTTACCAAAAGATTTTCTTGTTGCAGCAGGCTTATGAATCTTAGTAAACTTGCCAAATCCAGGTACTTTAACAAGACCTTTTTCAAGCATTCCCTTTTTAACTGCATAAATAACAGCCTGAATTGCAACCTTTGATTCTCTTCTTGAAAGACTTGTAATTTCTTGAACAACTGCAATAAGATTTGTCATTCTAAATTGTTCATGTTTTGTTTTGCGAACTTTCTTTACTTTTACAGCTTTTACAGGAGCAACTTGATCCTGAACTTTTGCAGCCTTTGCCATACATCCTCCTAAAATTATTATTTAAAACAGTTAAAATTGTATATTATCTAATGGTTTAATTTTTACTTATTTTTCTACATCATTTACATATTTTTTGAAAATTTATTGCACGTATAATGCTATTCGCGAAGAAACATGCAGAGCACATTATGAAAAAATCAAAATAAATTCATCGACTTTTTGTGAATTAAACGAATATGTTTTAAATAAATTTTTTAGTTCTATAAAATTTGGTTTTTCATATTCTACATTAAGATCAAAATCACAATCAAGCATAATTGTAACTAATTTTTTTGCTAATTTTAATATTTCTTTTGATGAATTAATTTTCTCTTGTAATTTTGAACTAACTTGAACTTTTTCATCTTTTTTCATTTTATAATGAATATTACTATTTATGATTTCATCAATAGAACCATTACATAAAATCAATTCTGTGGCAGTTTTTTTACCAACTCCTTCAATACCTGAAACATTATCGCTTGAATCACCAACTAATGATAACCAATCTATAAATTTATCTGGTCCAATTCCATAAATATTAATTACTTCTTCAGGTGTCATTAGTTTATCATTCTCGCTACCTAACCCAGGATGTAACACATTTACATTATTACTTACCAATTGATTAAAATCTTTGTCTCCAGATATAATTAATATTTTATATCCTTTTAATCTATAACGTTTTGTCAAAATACCAATTAAATCATCTGCTTCTACATTTTTTACTTGACATTGTTTAACACCAAGAACTTTTAAAAATTGTCTCGTCAACCCTATTTGAAACAAATATTCATTTGTTCTTGATTGTCTATTAGCTTTGTATTCAGAACTTAATTCTTGTCTAAAGTTTTTACCTCCACCATCCCAAACAACAATCAATTCATCTCCTTCAATCATTAAGTCTTTATACATTTTTTTTAATGATTGAATAAATCCAAATGTAGCACCTGTTAAAACAGTTGTGCCATCAATAGTAGCACTTAATTTACTAAATGATGGCACATGAAAGCATCTACTTAACAAGTGACTTGCGTCAATTAAAAGTAGTTTTTTACCCATTTTTATTTTTTGTCATTCTTTCTTTTGCTTGTAAAATTTTCTCTGAATTTTCACCATTAATACCACATATTCCAATTAACCAAGCAAAATCCTGAATATCAACTTTTACATATTTTCGATAATTCTTAGAACCTTCATCAAAACCCTCTTCATGTATATGAAGCAATTCTCTCAATACTAACAAATATTTTTCTGACTTATCCAATTGAACCCAATTTTCATAATGAATAGTCAAAATATAATCAACATTTGTAAACATTGCCATCATTGGCTTCAAACCAATAATCTTTGAAGAAGTATTTGATTTTTTCTTTGAAAATGAAACATATCCAATCTTATTTGGTCTAATATGAGACAACTTTTCATGATATGTCTCAATTAAATCACTTACAATTGGCAATACATCTTCTTGTTTTTGCCACACTGGAGCTGCTTTCGGCTTATTTTCAGAATCAATATCCTCTGGCACTCCTTCATCAACTTCTACATTTTCTGGAATTGGCATTTTTAAATCTCCTTTTAGTTAAATTATTTTATTACTATTCCGTTTGGATTTCCCTCAATTATAGTAAATGTACCAATTTTACTACTTATCTTTTCATAAGTTTCATATTTCTTAAACATTCCATATTCAGGATTTGCTCTAAGAGCAGCACCAATTTTATTTATAACTTCAACTTGTGCCAATGCTGCTGATTTTTGATTTTCAGCATCCCAAACTGTTTCATCCATTTTTACATTTGACAATGTAACATTTTGAATGACTAATGGCACTCCACTTCTCTCAAACATTTTTATTGCCATCAAGCCTAACTTATCATTAAATTCATCTAAATGTGAAGCAATATAGGCTACATCAGTTTGCTTTTGTAAAACTTCTCTAATGCCTGATCTTATGTCCATTTGAGCAAATTGTTTGTAAACGTCAATTACTGTTATTTTACTACATCTATCACCATTTTTAATTGGCGTAATTTGAGAAAATATAGAATTTCTAATTGAAATATCTTTTGGTACCATCATTCTGACATAAACATCTACAGATACTGGTGTTTTACCAATAAGAATTCTATGATCTTCGCCTTGATCATTTTTTGCTTTACCAAAAGATTCTTTTGTTGCAATAGTAGTAGCTTCTAAAATAACTAATGTAGTATATGTGCCATCATTATTTTCAACACCTATATCTACTTGACCAGCTTCAAGAATTCCTTTATCCCAACCTGATGGATTCAATTTTTTACCAATATAACCTGCTGGAATTTCTCTAATTTCATTTAAACAACTTGCTAATAAAAATAAACTTACACACAAAACTAAATACTTTTTCATTTGTTTTCCTTTAAAGAATTTTGATAATTTTGTTGAGTTTGATCTTGATAACTTCTATCAATTTCACTTTTTGG